GGTATCGTTGCACTTATCTTGCGTGACGATACTAAATCGGGCGATGGCAACCTAAGCTATAAATATCAGACCGCAACCGATTACGGATTGACAAGTAGCTGGTCAACTACCAACCGCAGATATTTAAATCTTGCGTTTGCAGGCTTGCCTAAAAATGTGCTTGTAGAGCGTATCGGTGCTGATGAAACCTACGATGATGCATTGGCAAGGCTTAGAGGTAAGAAGTGGAATTATCTCGCTATTCCGGTAATTGCCGAGGACGATGTTCAGACTATTGCTGATTGGATAATTGCACAAAGGTCAGCAAAAAAATCGTTTAAGGCTGTACTTCCAAACTGCTCGGCCAATCACGAGGGTATTATAAACTTCACAACTGAGGGTATTAAATGCGGTACATACAGTTATTCAACAGCTGAATTTTGTGTAAGAATTGCAGGTTTACTCGCAGGTTTACCTATGACCGAAAGTGCAACATATCAAGTACTTGCAGATGTTACGTCAATTACCGAAAGCCTTACAGCTGATGAGGATATAAACAGCGGTAAATTTATACTCGTAAACGATGGTGAGAAAATCAAGGTCGGCAGAGGTGTAAATTCACTTGCTACACTCAGTGGTGATAAGACCGAGGATATGAAAAAAATCAAAATTATTGAGGGTATGGATATGATGCGTGACGATATTCGTGCAACATTCGAGAATAACTACATCGGCATCAATAACAGCTACGATAACAAGGTTATGTTTGTAGCTGCTATCAATCAATATTTTGATGGCCTTGCAAGACTTGGTGTACTTTATGGTGAGGCTGAAAATATAGCAGATATTGATGTAACAGCACAGAGAGATTGGCTTGCACAAAAGTATGATGTATCGGAATATTCCGATGATCAAATCCGAAAAGCAAAAACAGGCAGTTTTGTGTTTGTAAAAGCAAATGTGACATTTTGCGATGCTATTGAGGACATGAGCTTTTCAATAAATATGGAATAGAGAAACGGAGGTAAACAATTATGGCTGAAAGACAAATGCCTGCGGTTGGTAAAGTTATATCGGGTACGCACGGATATTTTTGGTGGAATAACTCAATTTGTTATGAAATTACATCATTTGAGGCGAAGATAAAAACCAACAGAGAAACAATCAATTTTGCAGGTCAGATGTGGGACGATTCAAAGCTGATGGGTGTATCGGGTACATGGTCAGCTAAGATTAAGAAAATCTATTCAAGAGGTAAAACATATGCCGAGAAACTTGCAAGCGGTATTGATGAGAGATTGACACTCATATCAAAACTTGAAGACCCAGACAATGGTGGCACTGAACGTGTACAGCTCACCTCGTGTTGGCTTGATGAACTTACCTTACAGGCCTTTGAAAACGGGAAAATCACAGAGGACGAGTTCAGTGGTGGTTTCGTTGGATTTAAGTATCTTGATACGATTGATGACCCTTGTATATAAGGGACACTAAAACATATAGAAAGAGGGACACTAAATGAATAAGAATACAAAATTAACACTTGCAGAGCTTTTGAAACGTAAGGAGCAGATGCTTGAAAGCAAGAAGACGAAAAAGACTATTGACTTGTATGTAAAGTCGATTGATGCGACTATTACTATCAAAGAGCCGGACGGAGCATTGTGCAGAGATGCAAATGATATGGATGCAGGCGTTGGCGATAAGTATTTGTGCTATGAATGTATCACAGAACCGAACCTCAAATCAAAAGAGGTTCAAGACGCATTTGGTTGCACAGAGCCTATGGATGTTGTTGACATCATATTTGAACCGGGTGAAATTCCTCAGATTGCGATTGAGTGTATGAAACTTGCCGGATATATGGGCGGAGTTGAACAGGTAAAAAACTAATACAGACGGACGGTGACCTGCAGCTTATCCACTACTACCTACAAAAGGGGTTTGATTGGGATAGGCTTGCAGGTCTTTCACTGTCCGAGAAAATATTCCTAAGAGCAAGTATGGAGCTTGCTATTGATGAAGAAGTACAAAAATACAAAGCCATACTTGGTGGTTAAGAAGCGGAGGTGAAGTGAAAAATGGCTCGTAATATAGGTGCAACTCTATCTTTGAATAATGGTAACTTTTTTACTAATATGAAATCAGCTATAAGTGCAAGTAATCAGTTGAAGAATACACTAAACGGCACAACGGGCGGTATGAAAAAGTTTGGTACACAATCATCTGCCACCGGAGGCATTGTCACTTCACTTGCATCCAAGGCCGCAGTGGCTATAGGTGCGTTTGTAGGAATAAAGCAAGCCGTAAATTTCGGTAAGGATGTTGTGAATACGGGTGTTGAGTTTGAGCAAGGCATGGCAAATGTACAGGCTATTTCCGGTGCAACAAAAACAGAGCTTGAAACATTGTCTGCAAAGGCAAAGGAAATGGGTGCTACAACAAAGTTCTCTGCTATCGAGGCATCTGACGCTATGAGTTATATGGCAATGGCCGGTTGGAACTCATCACAAATGATTGATGGTATATCGGGTATTATGAACCTTGCTGCTGCAAGCGGTGAGGAGCTTGCAAGTGTGTCGGATATTGTTACCGACTCACTTACCGCATTCGGCTTGAAGGCAAGCGACTCGACTATGTTCGCCGATATTCTCGCAACCGCCTGTGCTAAATCAAACACCAATGTTTCAATGCTCGGTGAGGCATTCAAAAATGTTGCACCGACTGCTGGAGCAATGGGTTACAGTGTTCAAGATACAACAGTTGCACTCGGACTTATGGCAAATGCCGGAATTAAAGGCGGCGCGGCAGGTACATCATTAAACGGTGTAATGACAAGACTTGCAAAACCGACAAAAGATGTTACAACGGCTCTTGATGCGTTAAACATCTCCGTTGTTAATGCGGACGGTTCAATGAAACCGCTATCAACGCTCATCCCCGAACTTCAAACAAAATTTGCAGGACTTACCGATGAAGAGCGTGGACAGTATGCGACTATGATAGCAGGCAAGAATGCGATGAGTGGATTTTTATCAATCGTCAACTCATCTCCGGCTGATTTTCAAAACTTATCAGATGCGATAAATAACTCAACAGGTGCAGCACAAGATATGGCAGACACTATGAACGATACCGTAAGCGGTAAGCTGACACTTTTAAAGTCACAATTCGAGGGTGTTAAGATTGCTATATTTGATGCACTTGGCAATTCGCAGTTCAAGGGTGTATTGCAATCGATGTCTGATGGACTTTCAGCTATTACTCCGTATGTGACAACACTGACTGTTGCAATCGGAAATGGACTATTCAGTGCAATAAATACAATCTACTATATTGCAAGTACTGTATTTAATGCAGTAAAAAGGGCTATCGAAAACAACTCTCCCGCAATAGAGAATTTGCGGTCTGCATTTGATAATGTTAAGAATTCTATTGTTAATGCGTTCGGTGGGAATGGGACGGCACTTATCCAAACTCTCGCAAATGTGATTGTACCGAACCTTTGTAATTCATTATCGTTGGTTTTAAATATAGCATCGGGAGTTATTTCTGCTGCAAGCACACTATCGCCTGTGATTGCAGGCGTGGCAGGTGCGGTTACGGCATACAAGATTGCCGTTGTTGCTGCTAATGTTGTTGAGGGTATACGAAACGGACTTATAGCCTTTTCTGCTACAATGACAGGAACGCAAGTAGCCGCTTTTGCACCACTCACTACCGCTACCATTGCACAGATAGCCGCTACTCAGGCACTTAATGTTGTAACAGGAGCTTTCGGTGCTATTATGACATTTGTAACTTCACCCATCGGCTTGGTGGTGATTGCGATTGGTGCGGTTATTGCAATAGGTGTACTTTTGTATAAGCATTGGGATACTGTCAAAGTCTTTGCTATGAACCTTTGGAACACAATAAAGAATGTGTTTGAGGGAATTAAAAATGCTGTTACTGAAAAAATTACTGCCGTAAAAAATGTTATCGGAAATGTTATGGAAGGTGCAAAAAATATCGCATCACAAAAACTTAATAACATTAAAGATGCGTACACACAGCATGGCGGTGGTATTAAAGGTGTTGTTGCCGGATATATGACAGGATTAAAGGAATATTACACCATAGGTTACGATGCTATAAACGCACTTACAGGCGGTAAGCTCGGTCAGATGGTCGAGGGTATAAAGAGTAAATTTTCAGAGGTGGTCAGTGCGGTCAGCAGTAAGATTGCAAGTATAAAAACACATATCAGCTCTATTGTTGGTAATGTGACAAGTACATTTTCGTCTGTATGGTTTACTATATCAAACACCTTTGAAAATGTGAAAAACAAAGTAGTTTCTATTTTCAATAACGTGAAATCTACCATTTCAAATGCTATAAATACTATAAAAGGGTACTTTAATTTCAGTTGGTCTTTACCAAAGATTAAACTACCGCACTTCAAGATAAGCGGTTCGTTTAGTTTGAATCCGCCATCAGTGCCGAGCTTTGGTGTTGCGTGGTATAGGAAGGGCGGTATTATGACACGCCCCACAATGTTTGGAATAAACGGCTCAAACGCAATGGTCGGTGGCGAGGCAGGTGCGGAGGCTATACTTCCACTTGATATGCTATGGAGTAAGCTTGCACAGGTGATGAATAGCTTGAATAAGGATAAAACACCTAATGTAAATAACTATGTGAGTGTAACGGTAAATACTGATGGTGCAAATGCTGATGAAATTGCAGATACTGTTGCAAAGAAGATTGTTGAGAGTATTGAGAATATGTAAAGAAATGCAAATATATGTTGAAATTTAAAGGGATATATGGTATAATAAAATAAAATATACAAAGGGGATATATATATTATGGCACTTATCAAATGTCCTGATTGTGGTAAACAAGTATCAGATAAAGCAGGTTCTTGTCCGAACTGCGGATGTCCGATTGCAAATATGCCAACAACTGTAAAAATAAGATGCTTATCGGATGATAGGCACGTTAAAAGAATGAAATTTGCTATAAGTGGTAGAGTTGTAGCAGAAGTTCCAGTGGGTTCAGTTGCAACTATTACAATTAATCAACCTACAACCGTAGATGTTACTATAGTTCTCGGAATTATAAGCGGTGGTTCGCCAGCAAGGTTTCATGCTATACCGGGTAAATGTTATGAGGCAAGATATTGCAAACCCGGACTTGCATTTTGGGAAACGCAAGTGCAAGAAGTTTCTTTTGTGTGAGAATAATATGATACAGTTACATAAGAGTTACTCATTTTATGTGAGTGGCTCTTTTTGTTATGGAGGAATTTA